AGGAGGAACCGAACCGTAGAGCACTATGCCGGTGCCGATATTAACCGTAGATGTTTCGTCTGTTGTATTAACTCCGCCTTGCCTCGAGGAATGTGAGTATGCTGTCCACCCTTTGAAACGAACCAAGTCAGTAACAGTGACATCTGCGGTGTATACTTTCGTGCTTCCGAGATAAACTTTCTTAATCTGCGTGTTCCCGAGATATATCTTTTTTACTTTCGTGCTTCCAAGATTTATCTGTGCCATTAGCTCGTCACCAAATACAATGTGTTACCGTCCGGAGAAGCAGGCAGCGAGGATACTACCAGTACTTTTGTTATCCCGCCTGCGTTCGTCAGGTTTGTAATCTTCGTGTTAATCGTGCCGATGTTCGTCTCGTTTTGTACGGCCTTCTGAGATGTCGTGGCAAGGGCGCTGGACGTGGCGTAATAGTCACTGGCGTGGCCGCCGAGCTGTGTAGCATTTGTAGCGGTCGTTGCGCTCCCCGCAGCATCTGCGTAGTCAGCATTATCTACCTTGCCATTGTCGTTTGTATCGTAAACGGCCTTTGTCATATCACCGCCGCCGAGAGCACCGATTGCCTGAATCGAAGGAATATCTGTGCCTAATGCCCCTGCTACTGAGTCTACGATATTTCTCGTAGTCCCCAAGAAAGACGACATCGTATCAAAGTTAGCTCCCGCCTCCTGCAAAGCTGCGTTGAAGGCCGGAGCTAATACTTTCCTCACCAGCTCGTCCATAACGGACTTCATCTCATCTGCGGAAAGACCCGGTATATCAGGCTGAGCTTCATTGCCCATGCCTACCATTGTGAAGTTACTGCTCTGTGCATCGTCAGGAACTCCTGCGATTAAGTAGTCAGTCATTGCCATTGTTCGTTACCTCTACTTCTTTCGTGTGTACCGGCTTCCCATTGTTACCGGTGCACCCCGGTTTCAAGCAATATAAGTTGATGATTCTGTAGGTCTTGCCGTCTCGCTCAACAGTCCTTGAGTCCATTGCTCTTAGCAATCCATCACAGTACGGACATCTCATTCTGCATTGCTCCTTCCAGTTCTGCTACTCTCGCCTCGGCTTGATTTACCTGAGGATTCTGTGGCGTTTTCCCCATGTCCTGTGTCTCAGTTACCTGAGGAGCTTGCTGCTGCATCTCTTTCTGCTCTTCCAAAGCTTCGATTATCTTCTGCTTGTTCGGGAGATATTTGTCCGGGATGCTGTCAAGGTAAATGATTGCGTCAGCAATAAGGCCTCTGTCGAACAAACTGTCCATAGTCTGAAGCTGTGTAAGCTCTGACCAGTAGGACGCTTCGCCTACATCAACGTTCAGCCTCAAATCATCAAAGTCTAATGCGTTGAAATCTATCTGATAGTCGCTATCTTCTTTGACTTTTGTACCGTCTTCCAGCACCGTCTCCGTCGTTACTTTAACGGAGCGGGCTCCATAGTACTGACAAATATTGTCAGCTATGATTCTCACAACATCTTCAACAAACTGGTAGAAAGCAAGTCTCTGCATCTCCAACGGTGCCGCTGTGCTCTTCTGTACCGCAATGATTGCGGAAGTATTGTTCGGGTTGACGTTACCAAGTACTACGTCGTTAACTCCCATGAAGTCACGAGTCATGGATATCGTCTTCTCTACTACGTCTTTGACGTCACTGTCCATCTTCGGCGTCTCAAAAGAAGAGGCTACCGGTTGGTCTAATGCTCCCGGTGCTACGGCATAAGCCGCTCCCGGCATGTTCGACCACTCCGGTATCTTGCTACGGTCATAGAATACTTTCGGGAAAGCCTGCTGTCTCAGGTGCCATAAAGCTCCCGCCCATAGTCTGTTGACTGCTATCTGATTCGGAATCATTCCGGTAACAAGTGCTTTACCGTGATAGGATTCCTTTACCTTCTGCCAGTTCATCCAAGCTATAGGATATAGCTTCTGCCTTGTATCAGTGGGCTCCCTCAAGGTCACTCCCATCGTACATTCTGTGAACCATATCGTTCCGGTCTCATCGTCTTTCCAAAACTTCTGTAAGACTGTTACCGTTCTCCTGCCGTATCCTACCGGCTGGTCACTCTCTCTGTACTCTCTCTGATTGTCTGCCTGTATTTCATCCCACTGTTCTATTCCGTTCAGGAAAGCAAATAAACGTACCTCTCTGAGGTCTTTTTGCTTCTCTAGGATGATGTAGGGCTGAGACTGTACATCCGATACAGAAGGGTTTCCGAAGAGTACCGAAGTGTTCTCTAACACTTCATACTCTATCCTTTCCTTCTCTGCATCATAGTAAACATAACCGGCAGTGTCTCCGTCTATAGCACAGTCTCTGATGTTCTCTCTGAATCTTGATTTGATGTTCCTCTCCTCAACGACTCTCTCTATCTCGTCCTGCATATACTTGGAGATTGCCTGCGACTCTTCGCTGTCTTCATCCTCCATCCGTGAAACGGATGTCCCGATGTCGTTCGATACGATAAGAGCTACCTCGTACATTACTGTACGGTCTAGGAAGTTCAACACCGGTTTGTCAATGTCCGGCGCTTTAACTCCTGCCCACTGGTCTCCCGAGACGAATCTCTCATTCAACTTGACCGTATCGTATAACGATACCGGTCCGATGTAGTTGTAGCTCTTCGCCACTTCGTACTCAGACCATATCTCTACCGGTGTAGTCTTTATCTGAAACTCTCTTGGTAAATCCTGTCTCATCTGTCAATGTCCTTCTGTCCGCTGTCAGTGCCATCATAGGCCGCCATGTTCTGCCATTGCGTAGCAATGCGGGCTGCATATTCGTCTTCCCGACTCTGCTCTGAAGGAGCAGGGTCTTTTTCTTTCGACAATAACTTCGGTCGTCCTAACAGTGAAACTGTTACCACCATTGCCGCTATCACAAAGGCCGCTCCAAAGAAAGCTCCTATAACAAAGTAGGTCATCGTTCCTCCTAGAAATTAAACAAGTTGATTATCTGTCTATCTATCGTCAATACTTCCGGGTCAGGCTCCTTCTTGATAACAGCAGGTAACTGTCTCGACGCCGCAAAGTATCTCAGAGCATCCGGAGCATGAGTCAACTCATGGGGCTCGTTGCTTATATCATTCGGATTCTTCGGGTCGTAAATGACTGAAGGCATTACTCGTATCAAGTTCCTACAAGTATTGAATACCCTTAGCCTTGCCGTTGGCCGTCCGTCCTCTCCGGTAAATACCTTCAGCCATTCCCGCAAATCCAACCATCCCTGCTCTCTTCCGTTGTTGACCTTACGGAGATATATCCCATTCTCTCCGAACCAATCAGCGACGCTTTTGCCGGTCTCCTGCCGTCTGTTCCATAAGTCCGGCGGAGCACACCAGTCCTCTATCCTGTCGCCGTTGTTCATGGACTTAATCCTGTCGGCCGCTTCACTGATGATGAGGCCGCTCTCGTATACCTCTCGATATACATAGGCATAGCCTATGGTATCGAGAGCTATCCAGTAGCCGGCCAACATGTCAAGGCCGTAGTCCATAACAAACACCCTTCTCCATTCCGGAGGAATGGGAAAGGGTGGGAGTGTATGTATCCTGCTGTCCCACTCAGTGAAGAACCGGCCTTCAAAGACGTCCCACTCTCCTAGAAGGAGAGCTCTCCGTTCGTTCTCCGGCAGGGCTTCCAGTCGCCTTAAATACTGAGGGTCTTTGTCCATCAAGAACGAATTCTCTTGAACCCTTGCAGGGATGAATATCCTAGTAGTACCTTGCTCTGTCTTAATCTCGGTCAATGGTGGAGCGGGGTCGACGAACCGAGCCTTGACCCAAGCATGTCCAACCCCTCCGGGGTTGGTGCTCGACTTCATCTGCTTCGGGAAGTCGTTTGCTCCCCTTAACCTACTCAGTAAGTATGTGTAAACATACTCACTGAAGTGGGTTAACTCGTCGAAACGAATACAGTCATACTCCGCTGACTGGTATCTGATGACGTCGGTCTCCCTCTCACAGTAACCAAAGTCAACGAGACTGCCATTCCGGAAAGTCCAAACATGATTTGTAGCGCTGTATGTACAGACCTCTTGAGGAAATACGTCTTGACTGACTCGTATCAAAGACATGTTCAACTCCGGAAATGTTCTTCTCAGTATCAACTGCTTGCTTCCGGCATACTTACAAGCATAGAGAAAAGCATCTATCAACTGAGCATAGGACTTCCCGCCGCCGGCCGCTCCTCCAAAGAGTACCTCGTCTTGCGTGGCATCCATGAAAAGGGCTTGCTTAGCCGTTCTTTGTATCTTCATTGAGTGTCTCTATCTCTATCTTGAACGGCTCTTCTTGGCTTATTTGTACCGGTTTGGTGGGCATTTCCCCGATGGTATCCCTCAACGTCTCGAAAGAACGGTCATACTTCTTAGCTCTCTTAGCAAGATTGTCAATCATAGCATCAAAGTCATCTTCGGAAACTCTCTCCAGTATCCTCTGCTGAAGAGTTTTCCGCTCTTTGATGTTCTGTGACCGCTTCTGCGCGGACTTCCTCTGCATTTCCCGGGCTTCCTCGGGGCTCCATGCCGGTCTCAAATTCTCCGGATGTGGTTCTCTCGGCATCCTGTTTTTCTCCCTTCCGCCGACTGTCGGCCGGCCTTAATAAGAAAGCGCTCGCCCGCATCATGCGCAGGGCGACATCGAAAATTAGCCCCCTTTAGGGGGCTAAAAATTTTTCCAATCGCGTTTATTTTACGCGTGCGTACGAACTCTCCGAAGGAGAGTTTTGTGCTCATTTTGGCCGGCCATAATGGGAACTGTCAACGGCGACGACGCCGAACCGAACATCATCATCAACCGCTGAAAGGAGCAACATCATGTCATCCAACAAAGTAGCATCCCTCATCACCGACCGTATCATCGCTGAACTCGAGAAGGGTAACATCCCTTGGCAAAAACCTTGGACCGGAACAGCAAGTGGTCCTATCTCCCACGTCTCCGGTAAACCTTATTCCCTCGTCAATCAGTTCGTTCTCGGAAGGCCGGGCGAATACATCACCTATAAGCAGTGCATTGCTGAAGGTGGCAAGGTGAAAAAAGGAGCGAAGGCTCTTCCGGTCATCTTCTACAAGATGAATGTCTACACCGACACCGACCCCGATACTGGTGAAGAGATTGAGAAGACCATTCCGGTCTTGAGATTCTACACCGTCTACCATATCGACGACTGTGAAGGTATCAAAGCAAAGTTTGCGAAAGAGACCAAACCGGTCACAGCAAAGCAGGCTTGCCGCAAGGCTGAGAACATCATCAAGAGATATCAGAGACTGAATGATACTCTCAGAATCCATAACGACGCTGAATCTAACGAAGCGTTTTACAGCCCTTCTACTGATGAGATAGTCGTACCGATGATGAGCCAGTACGAAGCGACAGAAGAATACTACAGCACCCTCTTCCACGAGATAACGCACAGCACCGGCCACGCTACAAGGCTGAACCGGCTGAACAGCAAGGCCGCTTTTGGCAACGGTGAATACAGCAAAGAGGAGCTCGTCGCTGAAATTGGAGCAGCAACACTGGTCAATGTTTGCGGCATTGAGACAACAAAGTCCTTCCGCAACAGCGCCGCCTACATTCAGGCTTGGATGAGAGCGCTCAAGAAAGACCCGAATCTCCTCATCAGCGCTTCCGCAAAAGCTGAGAAGGCAGTCGAATACATCCTCCGGACTAAGAAGGCGTGAGCCTTCTTCCGGAGGCCGGAGTTAAAACATCATCAAGAATAAAAGGAGAATGATTATGAACAAAGTCATCATCACCAAAGAAGAAGAAGCTATCTACCGGAAAGTCCTTCACGCCTATCGTCTCAACGACGCTGAAACATACTTCGAGGCCGAGCTCGAGTCCGGTGAATATACCAAAGAACAGAAAGATTATCTTCGGGATAACGTCGATTATGAATATCTCGTTCGGTTCTATGAAGACAATTCCGACTGCAACATCGACGAGTTCAGCACTTGGTCATTCGTCGTTGATGAACACATCCATGAGCTGTTAAGCAAGTATAACAAGGCAGTGAAACATGGGCACTGGCAAGTTTGGTATCACGGAAACTGCGACTTCTCATACTCCTGTAGTAATTGTTGCATCGGCACTTCATTAAGCAAAACGCCTTACTGCCCATATTGCGGGTCAAAAATGGATAGATAGGAGGCTTGAAATGAAACGCGACTATTATTTTCTCTTTGCTTACACCTTCGACGGTCAGTCTAGGACTATCAAGATTGAAGCCGAAAACAAACTGCAAGCTATCGACCTTGCTTTTGAGAAGGTCTGCAAGTATCTCAACATCAAGCGCTGTGAGCTGACTAACTGGGACTGCTACATCGTCCGCTGTATCTAAAGCGCCGGCCGGCACATGTGTGCAGGGGGAGGAGGAGACTCCTCCGGAGTATCTCCTCGTACGTGAGTCTCCTCTCCCCAACCCTTTAGGGGTTGTGCTCATTTGCCCCGGACATAATGGAAACTGTCAGCCGCAACCGAAACCCACCGACCAAAGGAGGAAACAACCATGACGATGAAAACCAAAGTTCGCTTCTTCAGCAACATCTACGACGGTCTCTACCGGGACGTCATTCAGGACAACCAGTATCAAGCTCTCGTTCAGCTAGGAGAGCTTGCACTCAAGGAGGACGCACCTCCTCACGTCAAGGCTTTTGTGAAGGCCTTCATCAAAGAGAGAAAAGACCTTCTCACCAGTGATAGAGAGCTTCAGGCGTTCGCCATCCTGCTCATCGCTCTCGGATATATCGACTTCAAATCTAGCATGACATTCGACTGGAACAATCCGGTCGCTAACAAGGAGGTTTAACAATGAGTATCAATCTTCAGTACAAACAGAAATCCGCTCAGGAAATAGCGTCCAAAGTCGGTGAGGATACCATCAACATGGTAAACTCCTACGGGTTCGACAAAAAAGCTTACGCTTCAAAGGTACTGTCAGCCCACCGTACACTTCAGCAGTCTTGGATGAGACTTGCCTGCTATGTTATCGAACAGATAGCAAATCAGGAGCACTATGACGCTCGCAATGAGGATGCTGTCCTGCTCGCAAGGAAGCTCGTCAAGGTAGACGGATTCGGGAGCTTGCCCCTCGTCTGAGGGGCTCCTCCTCCCGCTCAATAAACAAGAAAGGAAATTGATATGTATAACAGCACTAAGTTTACTTTCAGTATGACCGTCGATAACGATTCATACACAGTCAAGAGCATCTCCATCGACAGAGAAATCGGTTTCTTTTCCGATGATGAAAACCTACATCAAGAATATAGTTTCCCCGCTCCTGCTCTCGTATCCATCGACGACGCTATGAAATTCTTCAGTGAGAATATCGGTTCTTGGGCTAGCTTCCTAGCGCTCATACAAGAACAACGAGCCCGGGCGTTGGGGCTTGTCAAGGAGGAGACTCCCATTATGGGGAGTATCTCCTTGGAAAAATCCCCTTGAATTCCTAAAGGAATTTAGGCTCATTTCCGCTCCGTATAATGGAGCTGTCAGCCGCCGGACGACACCGGCAAAACATCATCAACCATCACAGGAGGTTCAACAATGTACGATTATCTTCAGGCCATGACATCCGACATCCTCGACTACATCGACAGCGAGTACAACATCGACCCCGAGCATCTCCGCTCCGAGTATTCAGATTATGATGACTTCCGCGACCAACTCAACGATGAGCTGTGGACTTGCGACAGCGTGACCGGAAACGGTTCCGGTTCCTACACCTTCAGCAGGGCGAGAGCGAAAGACTATGTTACGGATAACGTAGAGCTCTTGCAGGATGCGCTTCACGAGTTCGACGAAGGAGCGGCCAGCGTAGCTGAGCACTTCCTTAGCGAAGACTGGGAATACTTCGACGTAACAATCCGGTGCTACCTTCTCGGGCAGGCAATCGACAAAGCTCTTGAAGAGCTTAACATCTACCCCGAGACCTTTGAGAAAGTTGAAGACGAAGAGGAGGAGGGTTAATCCCTCCTCCTCCCCACCCTCACAGAAAGGAGAAACCATGAGGAAAATCAAAGTAGTTTTATGTGAGCCCGGCAAGCGAGCTCAGGTAGTATCCATCGACAGGAGTCTTGATACTTATCAAGAGATAGTAGACGGATATATCGAAGCAGTCTATCCATTCAGCGAGCACGTCGCCATCGTGTGCAACGACGAAGGCAAGCTGTCCGGTCTTCCCCTGAACAGGGGCATGCGTGATGAAGACGGTCAGATATATGATATCCTTTGCGGCACGTTCTTCATCGTCGGTCTCGGTCAGGCTGACTTCAAGAGCCTTACAGATAAACAGGCTGAGAAGTATCGAGCAATGTTCGACTGGCCTGAACACTTCACGAGAATCAATAATTCTTTCTTTGCTATTCCGTTCAATCCGGAAGGTTGATGATGATACGTCAAGAGCGGCGGGCTTGTACGAGCTCGCCGCCTTGATGTACCATAACTATATAGGAGGAAACGACAATGGATATCGTAACTTTTGTAAAGTACTTTAGAGGCCGCACGATTCAGGTTGAAATCCACGGCCACGACGGAGTGAATCCGGTGGACTGGGAAGGCACGAACTTTGATATATATCACCTTCCCGAAGACCACGCCTTTCACCTTCTGAAGGTTGACCGAGCCGCCATCAGATATGGGACTTTGATAATCTACACGAGGACGTCCGGTCAAGCACGCTAACTAGCACAAACAAAGAGAGCACCGTCCGTAAACCGGTGCTCTTTTTGTGTTGCATAAAATCGAAGGTGACAATGGAAACTGTCTATCTAAAATTATCTTGATATGCTGTCATCCCGTCAAGCAAATTGTCCGGCTCCAGTCCGCTCTTCGTCCGGTCACCAGTACAACAGTCTTGATATTCTCTTGAGAGCTTGCCGCACCTTGTCATAAGCGGCGCTCCTCTCCACGTTAAAGTACCTCTGTACTTTGCTGATATCTTTGTCTCCGTCGATGAAGTAAGTCCGGACTATCCATGCAGCATCCGCGTCCGCAGTCTCTAAATAATCAAGAGCGCTGTTAACCCACGAGAGATATTCGAGAGCATCCTCTTCCTCATCTCGTGCGCTGATAGCGTTTATTATTTTCTCGTCGTTAGAGATGCGGCCGCCTTGTACTCGGACAGCATCCGGCTTGGAAGAAGAGGGTTCTATCAAAGATAGATACCCCTCTCTTCCCGTGAATCTCTCAGCTTTGAAGGCCATGTCATTGTAGGCGGCGAGTGTATCGGCCGTAATCCTATCAAGATATTTATTTATGAATCTTGTCCTCGCTCTCATCCTTAGCCTCCCTCAGAATCTGCCGTCCGACGTACTGGCCATAGGTCATGCCCTCGGCCTCCGCCATCTCGACGATAGCATAGATTGCTTTCTTGTTATCTTCCTTTACATACACAGGCTTCTTCTTGTGCCTGCAAGTATCCCGGTACACCTTGTCCATCTTCTTTTTATATGCCTGCTTACACTCCTGCGAGCAATATCTTTTGTTAGCTGGATGCCTGTCCGGTACTTCAAACTCCTTGCCGCAATTCGGGCACACTATCACCTTCATCATCCGCCTCCTTCATGTCTTTCCGGATTAACTCCCTGACATATTCCGACCTGTTGTCCACTCTCTCAAGGCGCTTGATAATATCATCGTCTTTGCCGAACCTCAATAGGACTTGAAGGTTGCGGTATTTGTAAGGCTTGTACTTCCGCATATAATCATTCCACTCAGCCTTTGTTATCTTCCGTCTCATACTTGACCTCCCTCGTTCCAATCCTATGACCTTCAAGAGTATATTCTTCGCTCCGAATAGTTATGCTTGTGTATTCATCTATGCTCCACGAATACGCAAGAAACCCCGTTCTTTTGTAGTACCATGAGACAAGTCTTTTGATAATCGCCCTAATCAAAGCATCTGTATCAACCATTCTTGCCATCTTCTTCTCCTCCACAGTCAACCATGCTTGCGTCATACTCCCGGAAGATTTTCATGAAGTCTGTCGCTTGCATAGTGACTCTCCAGTCCTCTCTGTCACGCTTGAAGAACACGACCGGAATCTCGCCTTCCTTAGCGTCTCTTATGCTTTGCTTCAAGGCGTCATGGATGTTCAGCCTGTTAACATACTTGCACTCTATATGGATTCCGGGGAGTCCGATTACATCGGGAGAGTCCGGGCCGCCTGCATACTGTACGCCGCGCCTGCACTCGTATCCTTCGTCACGGAGGAAAGAGGCTAAAAGCCTCTCCCCTCTCTTGCCCTTATCTCTACTTTTCTTCCCCATCCTTCGGCTCCTTAAACAATTCTCTCCTGAGCTCTGCGGTGAACATTGCGCTCATCATCAGAAGGGACATGAGTCCGCCCATATCTCCATCAGTTTTTTTCTCGTAATCATCTAGGATTTTCTCGGAAATTTTGATTGCTTTGTCGAGAAAATCCTCTTCACTTATAACAACAACTTTGACAGCTTCCATAACAGTCTCCTCCTTATTCTTGTTCTTTGTTATCGTAGTGTTCTTTCCAACTCGCGAACACTTGTTCTGCTGTTCTTCCTCCGGCTACACCGTAGCGTGTTCCATCCACCAGTCCCATCTGTTCCAGTAAGGGAGCACCCAGTGACATAGCGTTGAAGACTCCCTCTTCATCCTCGTCTTCTTTGATAAGACGGTAGCTGATAGCGGCGTCAGAGACCCGCTCCGTATCGTCGTCTCCGGGATATATAATCTGACGTCCGGTTATCTCAGCCTCATCATTATCAAGATTGAGATAAACATTAGGTATGCCGGCGTGGTCCAGCATGTCTTTGAGCTTGAAAATCTCTGAGAAATCCACCTTCATTACAGTTCCCTTTCTTCTTCGTGTCGCCCCGAATATCTCCATGACAGAGGCGGGGCTGACCAGTCTGTCTATTGCTTCTGCTAAACAATGAATCGTCGTCTGAAACGATTCATCATCCCACCCGTACAAGTACGAGTTCTTGATATGTTTTACTGCGGTCTTGAGGTCTAGCACTGCTTCCCGCTTAGTTATCCTGCCCCACATCATCCGATAACATCCTCCCATGTCACCTGAGCCATATCATCAAGCCGGTCTTGCACAGCCTGAGGAATCCTGCTCTTCTCTTCTACTACTTTGGTAGTAGGTTTAGGTTCTGTTTGTTCTACGTCTTCAGGGACGAGCCAAGTCACCGGGACGACATAGCAGTCTATTGCACCGTTCGAGTTTATCGGGCACGTGTCTCTTACCTTGCTCCCATCGAAGGAGTAAAGCCCGTTATAGGCTTTACTCTTCGTGATTCTCAGGTAGTTCTTGCCTCGCTGTACCTTGTGAACAGCGGGCAGGACAATAGGAGTTCCGTTCTTTACCCATTTATCCTTGAAGCGGGGCGCCCATATCTCTATTGCGTTCTCCGGTCTCATGTCCTGCCTCCTAAAACTGACTGGAACAGCGAGCTCATGTTATCGGACTGCGCTTCCGGAGGAGTAGGCGTAGAGTCCCTCTGCTCCCAGTTACGGATAGCGGCCTTCCAGTCTTTCATCTTGTTCTTTCCTACCATCCAGCCCTTAGACTCGTAGAAGGCTATAAACTTAGCAGGGTTAATATGATTATTCCGTTCTTTGCAGTAAGCTGATACCTCATCTAGTGTCGGGGGCACAAAGCGCTTGGCGCTTTTGCTCTCCATATCTATACTATCCTTACCTATCCTATCCTTACCTATACTGGGTGTACCGCTACTGGGTATACCAGTTGGTATACCACCCGGTATACCAACGGTATAAGAACCATTCTCCTCGACTACCAGTTGACTCTTTTCCTCGATGTATTTTGTCTCCTGATATCTGTCGCTCCTGAGATAGTTATTTATGCGCCAGTGTTTAATGACGATGACACCGGAATCGAAGGCGAGGATGAATCTCTTAGCGAGCAGGATATTTATGTCATCTACGGATGCTCCGCACTGACGCATGATTGACTTCGGATTGTTAACGAACCCATCGTCATCCGCCACCATGCCTAGCGTCATGTACAGCGCTCTCGCTGACAGCGGCATATCCAAGAAAGCATCAGACAGCACTATTGTCTTAGCGAACATTCTTCTCTCAGCCATTCAGCGCCTCCTTAAAACGGGAGGTCTTGGTCTGAGGGATAAGCTACTCCCTCATCGTCGTACTCGGTAACTTCGCTACTGGCAGTAGTCCTTGCACGATATTCATCAGACTTCTTGATTGTCTCTTGAATCCACTCCGGAAGCTTCTCCATATCTTTGAGGTCTTGAGCAGGGTCAGTGATATCAAAGAGAGTCGTGGGGTTCACCTGAGGAGGACATGCCAGTCCACGAGGAAGCTTACTTACTGTACTTATCTTGTTGAACAGCTCGCCCTTCTTGTTCTCTGCCTGAATCACATTCAGCAAGCAGGGAGCGCCGACTACCTTCGAGATGTCGAACCCTTCTAGCTCTTCGACAGTGAAGGCCTTTCCACGCCACGATTCGAGCACCTTGCGGAGGGTAGCCTTCTCATTGAGAGAGAGAGTATATGTTGCGCTCTGCGCTCTCGGGAGCATCTTCTTCACTCCGTCCCGCTCCACTTCGATGAGACAGTCCGGAAGCTCCCACTGAATCAGCACCTTAGTGCTGGAAGTATTGAACATCTCGTTGTACGTTGTTCCGAGAATAATCATGCTGTAGCATCTTGCTACATAGTTATCGGGTTCAAGAAGCTCACGTCTAGGAGCACTGTTTCCATTTAATACGAATGACATATTTCACACCTCACCTAATCTGAATGTTATTGTTTTCAACGATAGTTACATACGGGATGTTCTCCCCGGATTTGATTGCTTCCTTCAAAGCGGCCTTATCAATCTCCGGTTCTTTGTATCTGAGGAAGGAATCCCCATCTTTCATTGCCCAGTCCATGAAGGCCTGTTCATCAGACACCTGAACCTGTTCCGATTTCCGGAAGGAAATAGCTACCTTATCCGTTTTGTATTTTTCCCCGCCTAGCAGGAAGCTGATATAGTTTTTCAGTCTCGCGGCTGCGTTCTCTGCCGTCTTCTGTCTTTTCGCAAACGCTTCCTTCTCCGCCTTGAGGGCGGCCGCCTCTGCGTTCAGGTTCTTTACTTCGAGGGCGAGAAACTCAATACCGTTCTCGAATGATTCTGTAAGTTTCTGAAGAGCTACCTCGTCGGTTATCTCTCCGGTCTCAGGGTCAATGAGCTCTTCAATAGCTCTCGGAATCTCATATAACTTCATCTTTCCTCCTCCACCTCACTGCTTGCATAAAATCTTGGATATTCATACGTTTCACTCTCAGGGGCAATAGGCAGCTCGTGGATTTCTTTGTTCTCATAGAAGGACTTGATTACATCGTCAGTCCTGTCGAGCACCTCGGCAATCATATCTACCATACTGGCCCCGCCGGCCATGCAAATCGGAGAAGTAGGGACATAGAAGTGAATGTTTCCATCAGTTGCTTTATCCACTTTCTTCGCTAGCTTTACTAGATGAACATAAGCTGCAGTGAATTGACGCAAAAAAGCTTTTGCTGTATCATCCAATATGAAGGGCTTGACCTCTTCGTGTGCACTGGCCGCTGTAGTCTCGACCACTACAGCGGCCTTTTCTTTTTCCAACATGTTCAACCTCCTAAAATCAAAATCAAAATAATGAATGGAATCAGTGAAGCAATGAAGGCCATCGCTTCAAATAGCAGGGATAAACTCGTTCTCATTTAGTCCTCCTCACTTTTATTGAGTACCGGAGACAAAATAATATTGTCCAGCGGGATGCCATAGACATCCGGAATCCGGTTCGCTACGTCCCAGCTAGGGACTCTGTTTTGTCTCTCATACCTTCTGAGAGTCCATAGGGAAATGCCTAGTTTTTCGGCGGCTTCAGGCCCTGACAGTCCAGCGTTTACTCTTGCAGCTTTAAGGGTGATTCTCATCCTACACCTCCTTTCCTATTCCTCTTCCATTATACTCACTTAGAGTGAGTATGTCAACGGAAAGTGAGAATTTTTGCTCAATAATTGTTGCAAAGGCTGTTCCGGTGGGCTATTATGGAGTTGTCAAGGTGCAGTACCGAGGCCGTTCCGCTGTCGGTGGTTCCATTATACGGCAGGGAAACCGGCACAAAATCCCTGTAAGGGATTTCAAAGGGACTTGAGGCAAGGAGATGGTTCCTGTAAAGGAACCCTCCTCCTTGACAGATGGACAGTGCGCCCGCGCTATTAGAAGGAGGACGCCAATGAAAGACGACGCCAAGAAAATCCTTGCAAACAACTTGCAGTACTACATGGACAGAGCCGGAATCACTCAGGCTGACATAGCGAGACGACTCCACGCTCACACTTCCACTGTTTCTTACTGGGTCACCGGAAGAAGCTACCCGAGGCCTGATGCAATGCAGCGCCTAGCGGATATGCTGTCTTGCACAATGTCAGATTTGATGAACGAGCACGTTCTCGACGCCGGGGAAAAGAAAGAGGAGGAGAAGAGCGACGCGAACGCTCAGTTCTTTGATGTTGCGCTGACAATAAACGAAGAAGGATATAAAATCCTGCTTCCGATTATGAAAGCTCTTGCTTCTCAGCCTGAATATCAGAGGAAATCCCGTGTATAAGAATCCTAAGACCAAGCTTTACGAGACTAAGCGCAAGATTTGCGGCCATTTTGTTAAGTTTTATGCTCATTCTGAGAAGGAAGTGTATGCCAAGATAGCTGCCTACGAAAATGAGCGTAAGCGTTTGCGCTCATTTTATGAAGTGTCAGAGGAATGGTATGACTACGCTTGTGCTCATTTGGCCGAAGGTTCGGTTCGTTCATATTTACCCTCGCTACGCCGGGCGCAAGAGAGATTCGGTGAACAAATCGTGAACGATATCACTCCGTTGCACATTCAGAAGTTTCTTCAGGATATATCAAAGAACTATGCCTACAAGACGGTCAGGAATCAGAAGACTGTGCTTGCGCAGATATTCAATTACGTCATCATCCAGTACAATTTAGTCATTCAGAATCCTTGCGATAGGATTAAGATAGCAGACAGGAGCAAACAGACGACGCGTGAAGCTCTAACTTTGCGGGAGCGCCGCGAAATCGAGGCTACAAAGCCGGAAGAATTCCAGCTTGCCTTCCTTATCCTGTACACAGGATGCCGTCTCGGAGAAGCCCTCGCTCTCCGGTACTCGGATATCGTAGATAACAAAGTCTTGATAAGGAAAGCTGTCCACTTTCAAGGGAACAAACCGGTCATAGGAGTTACCAAGACGCCGGCGGCCATACGCGCCGTGCCCCTCCTTCCCCCGCTAAAGGAAAGACTGGAGCAACTCCCCCATAGTCCAACGGATTACATCATTGGAGGAGAGAACCCCATCACACAAAGCGCGTTGGCAAGGCGTTGGGAGCATTGGGCGCGGGAACATAATCTAGCTGAAGCTATTCCGCGTGAGCCTACACAAAACAATAAGCACGTGGTCGCTTGGAAAGCGACAATTGATAGGCATCAGATACGCCATGAGTATGCGACTATGTTGTATGAGGCAGGCGTGGATGTGAAAACAGCAATGCGATACCTCGGGCATACCACCATATCAATGACTATGGATATTTACACCCATCTGTCTGAGCAGCACATGGAGAAAGAGCAAGATAAACTAATTCGATATATCGAAAACAGAGCATAAAAAAAGCCCGTCCATTGGACGGGTTTTCTTTAGGGAATTTTTTAGGGAATTTTAGGGAATAAATATGCCCCATTCCCGCAACAAGAACATTTGTGCGAGAGCTCACAAATCCCTATGAAATAGATAAAACCGGGCCCTTTCGGACCCGGTTCTTTTGGTGCGAGTGACGAGACTTGAACTCGTCGGGAATCCCTATTTTACAGGGGTTTGCTGAATCGTTAGGGAATTTTTTAGGGAATCAGTGCTTCCTAGCATAAGTGTCATAGGATGTCTTATAGCCCATCATTTCCCATATCAGACGTTTTTCTTCTTCGGATAGCGCCGACTCAAATATCTCTTGCTGAGTCCATGTAGCGTTGCCGTTTGTGTCCACTGCCGCTATTGCTTCAGGAGAAGCACCCGCGTCCATCAAAGCATAGTACATCTCAGGGTCGAGACTGTCAGTAACTACTACCTTTGTCCCGCCGAATCCGGCGTCGTATGCGGCCTGCATCTGCTCCAGTGTGTACCCGCGCTCCAGTCCGTCTATGAACAACTCTCTTTGTTTCTTGGAGAGCTTGCCCATATTCAGAATCTCAACCGGGTCAGCGCCTGCGCTTATGAGGTCAAGGTAACTTGCCTCTTCCTCGGTCAGGTCAGCCCCTACCATAGCTTTGCCGTAAGCGTTTGAAATCTTATAAGCGAGCTCAACAGCTTCGCCTACAGTATCCCACTCAAGCTCGCCGCCTTGAGCGATATAGTCCTCAATCAGGCCGCGGGCTGTACGTCCTTTTGCCTTAGCGTAGGTCGTATAGTCTTCTGCGCTCAGCCTTGTCTTTTCGCCGTTGATGTTGAGGCTTCTCGAGGGAGAGCTTGGTAAATACTTTGCTTCGCCGGTCGCCGCATAGAGGTCTTCGATGAGCATATCAACGCCGGCCACATTCTCCTGAGAATAATAGCCCGGAGACAGCATGTTATACGCCAGTCTTCCTGCTACGTTTCCGCCTGCGTTTTCCTGCTCCCTTCCCCATACATCAAGATAGGGCTCGTTCTCACGAGAGAGGAAAGGAATCTTACTCCGTGCCTTGCGCCATGTGTACTCAAGGTCACCGAGGAATCCGTTGTTATCTGTCGTAGACGTCCTTCTTGTTTCATCTACAGCTCTTGCTACTTGACCAAGTGCCGTAGGCACACCTTGCGTTACATAGTTTGTACCCATCGTGAACGCGGTATCAACAAGCTTATTCTCTCCGTAGGAGATACTTTCGAGGAGGTTGTTGACACCCTGCATCATGGTCATCTCTGTAAGAGGCTCAGCCATTGTAGACATAGAGGTCAGAAAATCATTGAAGTCTGCGCCTTGCATCTCGCCTAAAGCTTGGAGGTTTGCACCTACAAAGAGCGGGATTGCCGCGGGAGCTACCCAGTCTAGGGTGTAGTACTTATCTCCGACGTGCAGTGAATAGGGCTGCCAGCCCTCAGCGTCTTTCAGCTTCTGAAGCTTTTCGTCGTCATCGTCTCCGCCCGTAACAAGTCCCATGCTCGCCAGCATATATCCGAGGACCATGATTCCTGTTCCGGTAAGACCGGAAGACAAACTGTCGATGAACTCATCCGCTGAGACGGTGCCTCTTGCTACCATCTCCACGCCTTTGCCAACCGCGTCCAGTAGTCCTAAAGGACTGTACTCCGCGCCTCTTGCGAGGATATTGGCCGGCGTGTTCTTGAAGGGCAGCAGGCCTTCTGCCATCGTGCCTATCGCTCTGACAGCAAGATTGTTGGAATTGTTAAGACCGTTAGAGAATTCAGTATAGCGTTTAGCAAACTCGTTTACGTTTCTGAATGTTGCCTTCTGCGCTTCCTGTACAGCATACACTCTCGCTTTACGTGCCTGAGCATTGTTGGGGTCCTGAAGGATTTCAGGGCTCAGGCCATTTGCGTACATGTAGTTAGACAGATACTTTGCATAGTCTCCCTGTAATGCCCACCAGTCTTCCTTCTCCAGCATGTCGCCATTGAATTTACGGAGCGCTTCCAACGGGGCAAAATCAAATATCTGTTTCTGCCCTTCAATCTCTCGATTGATGTTGTATTTGCTTTCTCCCGAAAGAACTGTGTAGATGTCGTTGCCGTCCTGCTTCGCCGCTTTATAAAGCGCTTGGCCTTCCGGAGTAAGAAGATAAGCTATGTTCGCAGTCTTCGTCCTGTCGATATCAGTGAACAGTCCGGTCGCCGCTTCCAGTTGTCCTGCCAGCGCGTTTTTGATATCTACCACCGTGCCGAACAGAATGTTGCCGAGCATATTTCGGATGTGTGTTCTAGTGTTGCCCAGCATAGCAAGATATCTCCACGCGTTCCACTTATCCGTGAAACTGCTGTTGAGATGCTTCGCAATTACTGCTGCCGCTTTAGCATGAAGCTCTGCCGCCTCTTTGGATGTAGAGGGGTACTGCTTAGCCTCCTCAATATACTGGAATATCTCATCCACTTCTTCGCCGGTCAGGTCCGTACCGAGGCCTGCCTGCAAACGCTCGAAGGCTTTCTCGATTTCCTTTGCCCTGCGCTTCTCATTCAAGAGGTTAGCAATCCATTCTGCTTCGGTCTGCTCGAGGGTGACGTTGTATTCCTTTGCTAGGGCGCGGATGTAATCCGCTACTGCTTGGAACCCTTCCTCCGTCGTGATGTCCGCTGTGAAAGACGGATACCACTCAGTCAGATGGTCTGCCAACTGTTTGATAAGCTCTACCTCACGAGGATGCTTTTCAGCCCACTCATTGAGCGCGTTGTCGATAGCTCGCTCTCCCTTGACGATGAATCCTTCCGGAGTCCGGGTATACTTCGCAAATGCCTGAATTCTTTGACCGGCTTCTGTACCCTTCTCCTGAATTATCTTCGCCCACCGTAGCGCTTCGTCCACATTACCCTGCTCGAACATCTCGTGCATAATCATCATTGCCGTATCCGTGTCTTCGCCATCGAATACTTCTTGATTAGGCAATGTCTGCATTTCCCCTTCAAGGTCAGCGTCGATACGTGCTTGCGCGTTCGCCAAGCTCTGAGCTTCGCTCTTGACGTTGTACGTGTACGGACTGTCTTCATCGTCCAGCCCCATCAGAGCTTTGTTGATGTCGTCAATGTAGTCCGTACGGGTGTACGTGTTGGAAGCTACTTTGGAAACATTCTCTCTCAGGCCAGTGCCGCCACGAGAGAACAAAGGCTGTCCTTCATAAAGGACAGACTGCTTCATCTGAGGAGTGATTGGAATAGCGGGAACGTCGCCGGTAAGGTCAATTTGAGCTTCGCTAAGACTATTCAGATTGCTTAGTTCTATTTCTAGGTCCTTGCGGCTAGCCCAAGCAGCAGGATTATAAGGCCTCTCGTTCACCAAATCTTTATCGTAAGCAATGGAAGATTTGATTTTATCATACGCCTCTGCCCCACGGAACATATTGGGGTAGGTTTCCATCAGATAATCATCACCGGTTGCGCTCGCAGTCCAAAACAAAGCGCTCCCGACGCTAGTGCTAACTCCCTCGTAATCAGACGCAACAAGTCCGCTGATATCAAGCGAGGCCATTCTTTTCAAAACATCCATTACTACTGGCTTACTTCCGTAGGGCAATGTTTCCCACAGCGCCTCCTCGCTGTTAGCGGACAAGAAAATATAAGCGGCCTGACCAGCATACCGGAAATCTTCCTCTATTTTTTCCAGTGTGTTCTCTTTGATGAAGGGATTATCTTCGTTCAGCCCCCAAAAATCAACATAGTGTTTCTTCAGTTCCTCTACGAGACCATAGTCTGAATACTTGCTCAGACTATCTCCAATGCTCAAACTTTGGACGCGAGCTCCCCACTGCTTACCGTACTTGTTAAGGAACTTCGGAATATCTTGGTCATACTCGATTCGGTATCCTTCAGCATAATCGGAGGACCATCTTTCCTCCTGCATCTTTCCCGTCGTCCACGCCACATAGTCGTAGTCGTTTTCAGCAGCTTCTCTTAACAGTGACTTGAGAACAAAATCGGTATAGTTCTTCTTAAACGGAGCTTCCGGGACGCCGACCTGTGCCTCTTTAGGACGATAGCTAAGTTCCCTTCGCTCTTCCCTGTTTGTTTGAAGATTCTTATACCAAGCGGCAACTCTGTTTCCGTAGGCCTGATTCTCTTCGAGGATTTCCATATAGTCATACCAAGGCACTGTATGCAACATGTATTTTGTTACATACCTCTCCGAAGCATAACCCTCTTCCACGAGACGTCTTGCTACATATTGAAGCGCTTCATCTTCAGAAATTGCTCGAATTAAGGCCACTTCCTCTTCATTGAGATATTGTTCGGGAGTTTTACTTTTGTCAAAATACCCTCTAGTGTTGCCAGCATTGTGCCAGTCAGACTGTATTTCTTCAATGAATAATACTTTTCCTCCATCTGACGAAGAGAAATCTTGTACACGTGCATGAGCCAGCACCCCTGCATCTTCCCAGTGTGCTTGCATAGAGGGGTTGGTATAACTTGAACCGGGGAGTTTATATTTATACTCCCTGTAATTGGTGCCCCCTTTTGTAGTGTACCCCGGCCAACGAGTAGGCTTATAGTCTTCCTCAGAAGAGGAAGCTTCTCCGTTATAGTAATCTATAACTTCATCGCTCAAGCGACTGCCGTTTTTGTCGATATAATCTGCGAAAACTATATATTCAGGATATCCGTTATCCTCATCAAGCCTTTCTACTTCAACGCTATCCGGGTCAACCTCTCCAAGGGAATCATAGTAGCCCGCGATAATGTCCTGCCTAGTGCTATCTCTTATAACTCTGATAATATCTTGCGCGTCATTCGCAGACAGCGCTTGTCCCGTGTTATCACTAACAACCGTAAAAGCCTCTCCGGGCCTGCTGTCGCTTAGCGTCTCCTTGGTAATTTCAAGGCTGTTAGCTCTTAGGTAATCGAGCAGCTCATCTTTGCCTACAGACTTCTTGCCTTCAAGGAAGGTGTTGATTCCGGACCATTTGATTTCCTCGTCCTTTACCCCTTTGCCTTTCAGGTAGCTAATGACAGAGGAGGCTCCTATTTTGTCGCCCTTGAAGTTTTCAACTTCCCTCTGCAAACGGCTGTAGAAAGTAGACGCGTATGGTGCAGGAGACATCTCCTCAGTAACATCAGCGTCATTTAATCCGGTGCCGCCTCTGCTATAACGGAGCTCGTTGCGTTCAGTATTAAACCGCTCGCTAAGAGGAATCACTTTACCGTCATCATCATAAGTAACCGCGTCCGCAGACTTGACTGCGTTCGGGTCAAAAGCGATATATACGGTCGCCGGTCCTTTTGACTTAAACTGGGCGTACCCTCCCTCGTCAACAATGTCTTTGAAAATTACACCGTCGTATCCGTGGTCGTAGGCGTAAGCGGATACTCCCCTCGTAGTGAGCTGTCCGTTCTTGGAGTACGTCTTTGTGTTGTTATCCCAAGTTCCAGAATAGTCTATCGCTTCAGGAAGGGTGTCCATCAAATCGTTCCACCATCTTCCTTCACCGTCTATGATTAGCGGGTTAACTAGGTTGGCATATACTTTGTAGTTGCCTTTCTGCCCCCACTCATATTCCGTCCGCAAAAACTGGGCCATGTTGTCTTTGGTCCAAAAGCTGTTGCCGTCGGTAAACTGAGCATCTCTGATGTTCCCCACAATGCGAACAGTATCCTCGAAGGTCTTGAAGGGGTCGGAGCCAGTCATTTCCTGCGCCCCTTCCCTTATCATTTCCGTGTACTGAGGATACCGGAGCATAACCTTTTTCAGCTGAGAGACTAGCTTTTCAAGCGTCTGCGCATCTATAGCTTCATCATATTGATGCTCATACTGCAGCGGCTCGAGCGCTTCATAGTATGCTTTAAACGCGTTGTCCGGGATTCCGTCAGCCAAATCATTCAGAATGTCAAGAGCATTTTGTGCATCAAGGTTGACCAGCATAACTTCTTGTTCTATCGCTTCTGCTTTGTCTGCTTCCGTCGGAGCGTAATATATCCCGTCCATCTGTTCGTCGATAAACTCTTGCAGTTGTTTATCGCTCATCTTCTTGAAGTTAGGGATATCAACTCTGCTGCTGATAGTTCTAAATTCATCCGTCGCTCCACTATAAGTGGAGGCAGTGGTCGGGTTATCTACGAGGAAAATGCTTCTGCCGTCATCAAGGGCACTAAGGTCAATCTCGGTCCAGCCAAACATATCTGTACCGTGATATACGGGTTTCAGCCTCCCGGCGTCATCTCGAACAACGCTGTTAGGCATTGCTCTATTGGCCGCTTCCGCAACGATGTCCTCCATCGTCCATTCGTCGTCCTCTTCGAGCGCTTCCTCATAAGCGTTGTTAAGCTGTGCATCATCATACTCAGCAAAGTCAGGAGCCTCAGGGATATCCTCGTCGTCTTCAAAGTCTTCAGATAACCAGTCCTCAAGCCCCTTATTATAGTCCGGAGAATAATAATCATACTGAGACATATAGTCATCGAACAGCCCGGTTCCGCCTTTAGAATACTTAGGCATGGGCTGCTCGCCGTTTTTCACAGCCTGTCTGTAATCATCTGCTGCATCCCAGTCGGGGAAATAAGGAACATCCTCTCCCCTTATCTCAGGATAATTCCCGATGTTGTTCGCTACCTCTTCAGCGCTCTGTCCGTTGTGAACAAAGAAATAAATGTCCGGTCTTCCGAACTTCGCGTAGTCCCAGTCCGGGGATGCCTCTTCGTCTTTGAAGGCAATCTTTCCGGTCGGTATAAACCCGTACATAATGTACTTCTGAAGAAGCGCGTCTCCTGTGCAGTCAAGCTGATTGCCTCCCATAGAAATAGCAGTCAGCATGAGGTTAGCTGAAGAACCGCCTTTGCTCTTGTTGCTGTTGAAGACGGAGGTAATGTCACCGTCGGGCCATACAGCTACTCCGGTCTTGCCGTCTTTAGTCAAGAACATTTGTGCTCCAGCGTTAGCAAACTGTTCTGCGCTGTGCCAAGACAAGTGATTCTTGTACGGATTGTCATCCGTCATCTGAGCCGCCAAAGCGTTAGCAAAAGTAGAAGCGTCTGTTGTTCTCAACTGAACATCAGGCGCTCCTGCTTTCTTTGCTAAATCGTTTGCGTTCTTTAGAACATCATTAACCCGTCGTAGATTTCTTTCCAAGACATCCCTGCTCTGAGACATCTCTCCACGTAGGTTTTCATCAGAGGCGAGCCGGCCTCCTTCAAGGTCCGTCTCACTAGCCTCTTGTAGGACTCCTCCGTCGCCGAGTCCGTTTTCTGATACGGAGCTTGTATTGCCATCGTTACCTCTCCTTAATTCGCTTCTGCCTCTACTATAAGCCGGATTTCTCTCCAATGCAAGAGTATCCCAGTATCCAGCATCGGACGCAGCAGTCGCTTCACCCAGCGCCTGAGAATACAGATACTCTGCGTTGATTAGCGCAGGGTCTTTTACTTTGGTAATAGCCTGCTTTAGCGCTTTCCATATACGAGATGCTTTGCTTCTGCTCGCTTTAACAAATTGCTTAATTGCCTGCGGGTCTGTAAACAAATACTCCTGCGCGTAGTTGGAAACTAGCTCGCTCGGAATCTCACTTTCTCTATAATTGTTTGCGAGAAGGAAATCAGCATACTCTCCTACGCTCCTGAAACGGCTCCCGCTGACTTTTAACCGATTGTCAAAATCGGCTTGCACAGCTTTTAGTAAATCGTTATATGCTTTTGTACCTTCGTTCCTGTGACTAAGCTCGTGTACCAACACAGCAAATACCGGCTGCCGAGTGAGGGGGTTCAACGTGATATCCCCTGTAGTCGGGTCCATCATTCCGTTGTCGATACCAAGCGAGGGGTCGAGAGCTACAGTCACCCCGAGGTCTTTCGCAACATCCAAAGCGGCTTCCACGTTCGCACGCGCTGCTTGAGGCAAGGACTCCACAACAGCTTTGTTGTTGGCCTGAACCTCAGCGAGATGTGCCTTGCGAGTCTCTGCCGTTTGCTTGATTCCGGTAAAGAGGTCCTGCATGATTTCAGGGCCAGCCCCTTCATCAAGTGCGTCAAGAGCCCTGTTGATGTTTGTGTTCCCGATACCGGCATCGTACAGATTATATATCTCGTTCTTGATATTACCGTTCCTGCTGCGGACGGCACTTTCATCAAGGACACCGGAATCCACGAGAGCGTCAGCAAAAGCTTCAACGTCTGCGGAGTATCTGCCACTGGGTGTAAACGAAATTATGTTCATAAACCCGCCGCTGAGAGCGCCGCTAAGAGCGGCCTCTCCAGCTTGCTTTTGTACCTCAGGGTCAAGAGCGGCAAAGATTCCCTTCTCTCTCGCCTCAGCGTCCCACAGCATACGAGTGTAAGCGCCGACGACTTCAGACAGATACTCTTCCGTCGCCTCGCCTGCAGCATCCGTGATATATCTCAGGATTGCTCTTTCAACCTCGTTCCCTGCGCTTCTGTTGATAGCGGCCTCGATTGCCTTCTCAATGGACTCATATCCCTGTCCGAGGGCTGGGATTCCGCCGAACATCTTTTCCGTCGCTACTTCCGTAATGCCGGAAAGGACACCATAAGCATAAGCTTTGTTGAAATCCGCGCCGCTATCCAGCGCCTCCTTTGCGGAGTTGCCGGCCGCGGACATAAAGAGGGTAGCCATACCGGAACCGGGGACGACAAGGTTGGAAAGCATCGAGGGAATCGTATTACCTACGCCCTGAGCGGCATTGCCAAGCGTCTGCGCTACCGAGCCCTCTTTCACCTGATAGGCTCCCATCCTGCGCTGAGCATCCGCCTCAAGCGCGTTTGACCCACGATTCTGCTGGCGCTTCGTATCGTCTTGTTTAAGAAAGTTATTAACCGCCTCCCGAGACCATCCCTGACGGTAAAGATTGTCTTCCTTCTTGGTACGGTCCATGGAGTACTTTGTATCCTCGAGGAACCGGCCAACACCGGCAACGCCACTTTCTACACCACCGGTAACATAGTCAGCTGCGTAGGATATCGGGTTTTTAGTCGGGTCGTCGGATGCAATCTGAGTGGTCGCATTAGGAGAAGAAGTGTCACGGCGCGCATTTATCTCTTGATAATTCCGCACAGCCTGATTGACTTTATCACTTCTCTCCTGCTGAGGATTCAGGTCAATACCTACATGGTAGGTCCTGCCCTTTTCCTGAGAGATAGCGTTGCGCGCTTCCTGTCTCGCCTGCTTCCACTCCTGCTCGTTCTCCGCGGACCATGTGCTTAGACGCTTCTGATAGTCTTGCTGAATCTTGTTTCTGTTCGCCGCGCCTAATGTCTGCCTCTGATTCTGAACAATGTTCTGAGCCCTCTGCTGAGGAGTCTGCACAGCAACATTCGGCACAGCAGTAGTCACTCTATTAGGAGCAGTCTGCTGAGGCGTCGGAGACGTTACAGTATTTGTTTTAGGCGGAGTCACAGAAACCGTAGTGGTAGATAGTTTGGTCGCCGGGCTCGCCTTAGCCGCCGCAGTAGTCGCCGCCTTAGCCGCGTTTGCTACCGTTGCAGTGGCCATGTTCCCGGTGCTCCCACCATCATTTACTAGGACTGTATTTTTTCGGATTGCCATTTTGGCCTCCCTCAATTACATGTACTTGTTTAGAGATGCTAAGTTTGAATTAGCCTTCTTATTTGCTGTCGCAGATGTCGCCGACCTAACGGCCGTATTGTTTCTAAGGCCGGAAATGCTCGGCACTACGCTACTCCACGGAGACGGTCTGTTATTGAGAGCAGCGTTCGTGTTCTCAAACATCTTTGTTCCGGTATCCGGCAAAGACCTATAATTGCCGTAATTAGCATTGAAGGCTTGTCCTTCCGTTACATCGTTAGTGGGGGCGGAAACATTGCTGGTCGAGCCGCTTCCGCTGCCTCTGCTATAGTATCTTCTTCCGCTTCCGCCTCCGCCTCCGCCACTGGCAGCTCTTGCTGCCGCGAGCGCCTGCTGATATTCAAGCTCAGCTCTATCCGCTGCGGCCTGCTGTTCATACTGGGCTAGCTGGCCACGATATCCCTCAAGGGTATTCTGATAGTCTCTGCCTAGAGCGGCATTATCCGCCGCCAACTGGGTGTCTCTGTCATTCCGTCCCTGAAGATATCTGTTCTTGATAAAGGCAATGCCGCTGTCAACCATGCCTCCCTGTCCGCCGGCCGCGGACATTTCTTCCGGGACAGTTTTCAACTGTCTCTGAAGAGCACGGTATGCCTGAGCGTCCTGCCCTTCCTTTGTCTGCCTAAGCCTTTCAAGGTTGGCATTGTAATCATTTTCAGCCTGACGCATATTCGCGTTGATAGGCTCCTGAAGAGATTTGTAATAGTTGTTAATGCTATCGACGTTGCTGAAATTCGGCATTGTTAGAAGCTCCTTTTCATTTTGCTCATAAGTTCATACCGACGAGCGGCATCCCTCGGGTCTTCCTCTTCCTCATCTTCCTCGTCTTCTTCCATCGGGCGTCCGTTACGGGGCATGTCATAAACCTCTTCCTCGGACAGCTCTTTACGCTTCGGCATAAAAGGTCTGCGGCGTCTGTTTTCTTCCTCTTCCTCTTCCATGTCTCCGGCCATCGGTCCCTTGCTAGCGAGGAAATCATCGTTAGGCAAATTGAATTTGTTGTTCATCTCATACTCCTCTTAAAGTTTTGTAGTTTCTGCCCTCGACATATTCGAGAGTAATAGCAAATATAAACAAGCCTTGATTCTTCACATTGTTCCTCAAGGACAAGTGACAAGCGTCATAACGCTTTATCTTTAATCTTCGGCCAATCGTCCAAGCGTCTTGGCTTCCTCCGTATATCAGGTTGCCATAGTCAACACTGTCGTAGGAGAAGTACCTAAGCAGCATATCAATAGCAAGCTTTACGTACGAAGAATCGTTGGTCCTGCGGTAATACAACTCAAACGAGGACTGCGGTGTCGTTGCGATATTCATCGATATCCAGTCCATCGTCTTATCAAGATATAAATCTGTGCCCGTGTGCATGAAGTTCCACCGGGCATCTATGACCCTGCCGTTGTCGTTGTAGCTCTGCGTCGAGTACTTCTCTGTGTAGAACGTATATACGTTTCCATCGGCTGCGCCGAACAACAGATTGTCATCCATCACGAACCACTGCCTGGCCGGGACGTTGGTGAAATAGTATCCTTCGTACTGGTACTGGCTAACGCGGGATATGTTTGTGTTATCCCTTTGCAGAGTATCAAGGATGAATACCTTCCCGTTCATTGCTACGGCATAGAAATCACGCCACGCTATAGCGCAAGCGTTCTCAGGATTCGGCTCTTTCGACAGCAGGCCGTCCAAATAAAACGAGCGTTTCTGCGCATATGTCTTACCGCTGTACTCATAGGGAGTAGCGGCATATATGCCATCACTCGTAAGGTAAAGCGGCTCCGTCACATAAGCGAAGGACATCGGAGCTATAGCTCCTGCGCCCTGAATAATCTGAGTGACCGGGAATTCAACCGGAGTCAGGTCTTCTTTCTCTGTGTTGAGCTGCCCCACGCGGATGAAAATGTTACGTCCGTTATCGTCGTTTGCTTTATGCGTAGCAAGGTGTCCGTCGATAATAGAGTAACCGGTAATCATCGAGCCCTGCTTGCCGACTTGTCCGTAGTTGACGTCTCCGAAGAACAGCGGGTCATTGACTGCGGAAAAGTAGTCGTTGTTGGGATAGTCAGGATTGCCCGCGATAAATACTCTGTCCATGCTTCCGGCAGTACCGTATACGATTCCAAAGCGACATTTATTTACTTTGTTCTTGAGGTCGGACGTATCAGCAGCCTCCGCCGTTATCTTTACGTTATCCTCGCCTGATACCGGAGGAGCTCCCGGAGCAGTTGTAAAGGTGATGATGCCAGCCTCGTAGTCTACAGTGAAGTCTGTTTTCGGGACCCACTCTGTATCATTGTTAAGTACCTCAACAGAAACACTTCCGGGCGCAATCGGGAAAAAGCTCATCTGATAAACCGTATCGTCAGCAGTCCCTAGAAAGCAATCAGTGTACTTGCTCGTGAGCATATTAAACTGATAGGTATCTCCTCCGCCGGACGGAGCTCTTCCGACCGTGACTTCGGGCACCGTCGCTATACTTTCCGCCGTTACGCAGTGCGGCTCGCCATTCTCTTCGTAGTAGCAATAAATCGTTTCTCCGGTAAGAATCAACATTTTGCTTCCGACTCTATAAGCATTGCTTAAAGTATCCGGAAATCCTGAAGCTACTTCTACCGGAGTTTCACCGTCTTTATATAGTTTTGTACCGGCATGCACCAGTAACGTGTCATCGTATTTAAAGATTCCGTTAATAGCAGCACCGTAGTTCCTGTATACGTGATATCCCATGCGTTTACGCACTTTGCCGGGTACGTCGCGTATCATGTTCGGAGCGTCGTATGCTCTCCCTTGCGCTACGTTAATAGGGCTCGAGGTAACATCCACTCCCCGGAGGTAGTCTATGGTAGTCACCATTTGAATGGGGACATTGCCTGAGGAATCAGTGATTTGCGTGAGTGCTCTTGGCATGATTATCACCCCACACATCTATCTGCTTGGTTATCATCGGGGTAGCGCTATTTATTTTGTTATAGTACATATCGTAGTACCGGCTTCCCCATATATTGTCTCTGTCGCTCTTGGCAATCTGACTCGCAATCCAGTAAGGAAGAGCGGCCACAAGTTCGTCGTGATAAGGAACGACATCGGACAAATCCGTTAACATTGGAGCGAAGCCCAGTTTGGGCTCGTCGTGCAAATCCCTGATGGAATTTTCGTTTGGTAGCACTTCCATCAGGAACAGATTCGTCCAGTTAAGAGCGTGTACTTCCAGTGAGTTGTCCTGTGCAGTCGTCGTATCATCCAGCGACAACGCCATTTCATAAGCTTCTGATACTTTCATTTTCGCTCCTTACAAGAAAAGCCCCTCCCCGTTTGGAGAGGGGCTTGATGCTATTACGCTACTACATAGGTGAGAACGTCGGAATCAAACGCGCCAGCCTTGAAGGCATAAGCTTTGATAACTTCGCCTACTGTTACGTTAGTAACGGAGGTACCGGTCGTGGTGTGCTCGCTATAACGCGGGTCGGAACCGTCACGGGTAAATACGACTGTAGCGCCACTGGTCGTAGTTGCGAGAGTGACAGTCGTGCCGCTCTTGGTTGCGGTAGGTGTTGCTACACGGGTAGCTGTGTTCTCGAGGGACGCATAGATGCCATCAGCTTTTGCCATCTTGACGAAGCAGTCATAGATGTTACGGCCTTCGAGAAGGTCACCGGACAGTCCGGGCGGGTCCTGATGAATCTTGGTGTCATCGAGCTGCTGAGGAGCAACTGCGGACTCTTTGTAAACGAGGAGGAAGTTGACTCCTGCCGGCCAGTAAGAGGACGGGATGGAGACTACATCGTTGCCGTCGAACACGCCGACTTTACCTTTGTCGAGGTGTTCCTGAGCGGCCTTGTCGATTCCGAGCCATTCCGGAGCAAGACGCAGATAAGCGTGCTGGGTGGGCTTGATATAGAGGGTACGGTTCGCACGAGGAACCTTCTTCTCATCAAGAGCTACACCGGCGTTGATGATTGCGGCAACAATGTTGGTGTTGCTGAGAGCAGCGCCTTCAATTGCCATCTGACCAGCTTTGGTGCAGAGGACGCGGAGCACGTATTCATCGTAGTCCGGGATAACTTTCTCGTCGATTTCAGCGCGCATCACTTTGCCAGCCTCAGTACGGCCGCCGCCCTGCAGACGGTTGCCCTTATCAATGGTGCATGTGAAAGCTCTGTCGCGGGACAGTTTCATGGACTGTACCATGTCCTGAATCTCGGAAGGAGTGCCGTAACGGTTTGCACCGGAGCGGGTGTAGTCCACGAGGTCCACGGTCTGTACGGTGTGTACACGAACGGTATCTACACCGGAGAAATCATAGTTGTCGGAAAGACGGCCTTTGAAGAAGGATGCCAATGTAAAATACTGGTCAAGCTCTTTGAGGTCTTTGCTATCAAGATAAATTGCCATTGTTTAAATCCTTTCATTTTCTGCCCCAAAAGCCGGACATGAAATCGCTCCCCTGTGCGCCGGTCGAAGTTTTCTTCGCCGAGCCCGGAGAGCGAGAAGCATTGCTCTGCTGTTGGAGCAAATCATTCTTTTCTTTTGTTAATAGTGAGTTTTGTTCCTGAGCATAAACGAGCTCAGGGTCTTCGTTATTTGCTAACGCTTGAATCATCCTGTCAGAAAGCTCTTCGCTCTTCACATCAGCATGGTTCCGGAAGAAAGAGACCCATTTATCTCTGCGCTCAGTTTCATAGGCCTGAGCACGGTTCGCCTCTTCCTGACGCGCTCTCTCCTCGCGGGCCTGCGCCGCTCGGTTACGCGCCAGCTCGTTTACCATGTTCATGTTGGAAGCGGGATACTGACGCCGGATATCTTTGACATACTTGTTAGATGCCAACATATCAAGTGACTCAATCGCTTTGTCGAGAGCGCTTGCGGTATCAAGGCCCATCTCCTTAGCAAAATCGTTCACCCGCGATATCAAAGGCCAGTACGGTTTCTGTCTATCAGACAGGACGTCATAATTGCTCCCCTTCTGTAACAACGTCGTTACATCCTTCTCGTTGATTCCCAACGATTTGGCAATCTGCCCTACAGCAGATTTGGGAAGCTGAGCTGTATTGTGGTTGTAGGTATACGGTATGGTTTCCGTATCCTCTACTACCGGTTCAGCGGGTTGAGGCTGGTCAGCAGTGGTATCTGCGGCCGGTGTCTCTGTCGCTTCAGCGGCGCTCTCTCCCGCTGTCGCTCCCTCATCCGTTTTCTCCGGAGCATAATCGGCTCCTAGAAATCCCTCTAAAAAGCCGGAGGTGTCGCCTTCGGATTCGACGACTGGCGTGGCCTGTTCGGTCACTTCTACGTTTGCGGTGTCAAACATAGTTCTTTTCCTTTCTCCCTGTGGTGTCAGGGAATTGTTGTTATAAAAAACAGACACCCGAAGATGTCTATTCTTTCGTTTATGAAGTAAGGCTTTTTAAAGCTCCCGCCTTAACCGCTTTTAAATGGGACTACCGGAAATGGTTATCGAACAATTTCCTGTAATAGTCACCTCATAGTCACCCACTTCAGCGTCACCTGTTGCCGTTATTGACACGTTATCACCATAAGCCTGTCCAAAAGCCTTTCCTTTATACAAAATAGCTTGATATGTGCCACTTTGGTATATTCCACTAGCCGAGCGAGCAGAATCTCCGTCCGAAGCAAAAGGGACATACAACCATAAATCGCTACCCGCAAGCGTTACTTGTACCTCAGCCGTGGAGAAATCTCCGCCACCACCGCCACCTTCATACTTGCTGATAGCTTCCGTGACATTGCTTGCGTCTACTCCGGCAGCTTCATTCAAAGCGCCCTGAAGGTTTTTTCCATTTGTTCCTAATGCTTTATTGACTGCTTCTACTAAGTTCATATCTATTTACCCCCACCCGGTCTTGTATCTGTGATAGTTCCATCGGAAAGATAATAAAAGTATAACTCACCATCCGACATAGAAATGTATCCATCATAAAAGTAGGCTGTTGCCCAAGATACTCCACTTAAGTCTTCACTATCGTATATGAAGAGACATGGTGCGGAATCGATGATATTACCAAAGGCATTTTGCAAACTCAAAAAGTCTTCGTAAGATGTATCACAGGTGGCAACATTATTGCCATCTATAGTTATTCTTGGTGGGTTGTATCCACCTCCTCCGCCACCTTCAATCAAGCTGATTGCTTCCGTGATATTTGTGGCGTCCTCATTGGCTGCCTGATTAAGAGCTCCCTGCAAGTTACTGCCATTGGTGCCAAGAGCTTTGTTTACTGCTTCTACTAAATTCATTTTTTCCCTCACATTCCTGCTCTTGCGAGCATATATGCTATCACTGCACCCACGACAGTGAATATTACTTTTTCTATCAGGTTGTCCCATCTCTTGCTGCCTTTGAGTTTCATCTCCTCAACATTAGCTGATATGGAATCAACCTTCTTTTCCGTTACATCAATCTTCTCCGCCATCACCGCAGTGGTGCGGGCTAAGTCGTTCAAGGCTGTATAGTTGCTTTCGAGAGTTTTGATGCGTCCCTCTTGCCGTTCTATCCTGCCCTCGTGCTCAGTTAATTTGATTGCTATCTCTTGTTCTGTCATTTCAGCAGCCCTCCGAGCTCTTCGTAAATGTTCCGGACATACCCTTTGAAGTTGTTGTACTCCTCTAGGACTGCCTCATACTTCTCTTTGTACTCGTCAGGTTTTTCCGGCTTTTCCTCAATGACCACACAGGGGACTATCAAAAGGTCAGCTTTATCCT